ACGGCCGCTTCCGAGAAGTCCGCGATCAGAATGTCCTCGATGATCTTGGCCTGCTTGCGGTCGGCGCATTGGATGCCGAAGAGCATGTACCCGTTGTCGATGTCACGGCCGTACTGTCCGTCGCGGCCGTGGAGGTAGTAAGTGAGGCCAAACTTGAGGATCATCAGGGTCAGCTGTTTGACGTACTCCGACGGGACAGTGAACTCCTCGGGCTTGCGCACACGGATGTAGACCGTCGTCTCGTCGTGGCTCCGGTTCCTCGTGAAGCGGTTGATCACGTTTGCGGACGTCGTCACAAGCACCTCAGGGCCGCTGACGGCGCCTGATTCCAGCTCGTCGGCCCGGTCAGTCAGAGCATCGATGTACTCCCGGGTCGGGTTGAGGGCCTGGATGAAAGCGTTCGCAGCTGTGCTGCTGAACTCGCGGGCTTTGGCTCCAGGAAGCTTGAGAATCATCTCAATGATGACAGGTCCTTCTGCGACCGGGGTCTGACGCTGGCGTGGGCCAGGAAACTGGTGCGAGTGCACATCAACCAACACTTCAGGGTAGGACTTTTTGAAGCGGTCCCACGTCTGCTTTGGTGTACCACTTACGGCCGAGAAAGCGTCAAGAACACTGGCGTATGTGCGTCCGTCTTGGGTGTAATTGCGAATTTCTTGCAGACCAAATGCCTCCCCAAGTTTAACGATCTGCGTCAGGTTTGACATTGTATTGTCCACTGAAGAGGTCATCAGTGAGTCTGTTGAAATGACCACTACCAACTTTCCTTAGGTGGCGCCGCAAGATACAATATACAGAAGTCGCTTCCAGTGACCACTACTGGCCATTAGTCACGACTGAAAACACCCCAAACAACTTGGATGAATCCAGCCGACACACGACCCTTTAGGGGGTAAAACAGCAATGAGGCTTCAGGGAGCCTGTTATGACCAGTGGTCACCAGTGGGCGACCAGTCGTAACATGTGTTACGACTGGAAGGGGTAAGAAAAGTTCAGATAAATCCAACCCGCAAGTCATTCTCTAGGGATATTATCAATGACATTTCTTCACTCTCACGCTATGAGTGCGCGCTTTCCGGAATTTCTCGATGTCAAACAGCTCCTGACCGGCCTCCTCGTCGTCATTTGCGGCCTGAGCGCTCAGCGCCCAGTACTCGGGGCTACACAATTGGAACTCTTCCGCACTGTCGGCCTTGTACCAGAACACCTGCTCCGAGATATCGTTGCTGGTGGCCATGTTGTTGATCACCAGGCACTCGTAATTGTTGGTGCACTGGTCCATCACCTGCTGGAAAACATCGAACGTGGGGAACATCCCCGCGAAATTCTCGTATAAAACACGCCTGTTCCGCACGTTTGGCTCCCTGAAGATGAAAGTGTAGTCTATATTCGTGCGAAGCTCCGGTTTCAAACCCAAGGCGTATTGAAGTGTAATTAGAAAGAATGCTTTAATATGACGTCCATTCATGAACAGATACTTCGTGCTCTTATCTTTCGTCCAACTACCTGCGTCGAAGCCCAGATCGTCCAAAACGACGAACGCATGCGGGTTCAGATCCGAGCGCCCATTCTCTTCCAACTCCGAGGTCCACTTTTTCGTGATGGCGGTCTGACGCTTGATAAACGAGTCCATGACCTTCGCACTATAATCGTAGTGGATGAACACCCTGGGCACGAACTTGCCGAAGAATTTGTTGGCGACCTCGGTCCCGCTCACCACCATGCCCAGCGGCGTCCCGATCTGTCGGCTCAGTATGTCACGGACCAGGAACGACTTCCCAGACTTCCGCTTGCCGATGGCGACCACAACGCTCAGGTTGCTGAGGGACGCCATGTCGAATTTCTTCAACCTCAGCTCCATTGCCCTTGCGATTGGAAAAGCTGTGTGCATTCAGGCGCGTGAGTTGTGCTCTCCGGACAATCGTTGGCTAAATCATTTGCAACTTTCTTCAGTCCGTTGCACCCTCTTCAAGCCTTGGCCCCGCTCCCAAGGAGCTGTCTGACCTCTGCTAACGCCTGGTGAAGAACCCCTTGTCGAGCTTCGGACGCCGCCAGCTTGTCCAACGCCTCATCGTATGTCATCCAACGGGCGCATCCAATCTCACGCGCCTGCGATTCGGTCGTGCTGCCGCTCTCCGGAAGGCCGCGGGGGTCCACCAGGCGCGCGAGGTAGTACTTGTGCCGGTACGTCACACCGTTGCTGCCCAGGAACTCCTCGCAATAGCTGAAGGGGAAACGGTGGACGGCGAGGCTGTTGATTCCAGTCTCTTCCATGAACTCTCGCATCGCGCACACGACTTCAGCTTCCCTGATGTTACGCCGCCCCTTGGGGAAGCCCCACTGCCGCTCTCGTAGATTGGGCAAGTCTCCGTCCATGATCCCCGCCAGAGTATGTCCATGCTTTCCGCCAATGAGCTCCGAGAATGCGGCGCTCGCGATCGCGAACTCGGTTGCGAGACACTTTCGGGGCGTGGTCGGCCCCCAAACGGACTGCCAGAGATCCGTGAACGGCTTCGTGCGCAGCCTCTCCTGCTCGTCCGCTGTCATCGACTCGACAAGCCTCGTCACGTACTCCTTGTCGTGCGCCTGGTACTTTCCTCGCACAAACTCGACGTACGACATACTGTCCTTGCGCTGCACCAGCATGAACATGGGTGTGATGCTGTGGCTGTCGAAGTTGGCGATGAGTTGGAAGCAGACAAGTCCGAAGCTGGAGATTGGCAGCGCGCAGTCTTTGTAGTAGTGTCCCTGTTGGCCACAGTTCGCACAGAGGGACGACTCGTCGACTTCTCCGCGCTGCGAGACTGCACGTGACAGCGATGCCCACGGGGGACATGGTGGTGGCTGCGGTATGTTCATATCGTTGTATGGCGACATACGGGCTCGTTTAGGGTGGTCCGGCTTTCGGTGACGCGCGGCAAAGTCTTCACACCCTAAAGGGGGATTGGAACTATACGGATTATCGCTGGCATCATGGAGATGACTGACCCCCTCACGCACCGTGCCGAGCCCAGCTACTGCATGTTCCCGATCCGCCTCCCGCAGGTATGGAGCATGTACAAGAAAGCCGAGGCCAGCTTCTGGACAGCCGAGGAGGTGGACCTTTCTGGCGACCTTGCGGACTGGCAAGCGCTCACTGAGGACGAGCGCCACTTCATCAAGCACGTGCTCGCGTTCTTCGCCGGCAGTGACGGGATCGTGAACGACAACCTAGCAGAGCGCTTCCTGCGCGAGGTCGCCGACCCCGAGACGAGGGCCTTTTACGGCGCCCAGATTTTCATGGAAAACATCCACAGCGAGACGTACGCGTTGCTCATCGATACCTACATCCAGGACGCGGGCGAGCGGAGCCAGCTGTTCAACGCGGTCAACGAGATACCGTGCATCAAAGCTAAGGCTGACTGGGCGAAGCGCTGGATCTCGGACGACTCATCAAGCTTTGGCAAGCGTTGCGTGGCGTTCGCGTGCGTGGAGGGTATCTTCTTCTCGGGCGCGTTCTGTGCGATATTCTGGCTCAAGGAGAGGGGTATCTTGCCGGGGCTCTGCTTCTCGAACGAGCTGATCAGTCGGGACGAGGCGATGCACACCGAGTTCGCGGTCCTCATGCACTGGACGCTGCTTGCACAGAACCGCATCGACGAAGCGAGCGCGGTGGCCATGATCCAAGGAGCGGTCGCGATAGAGAAGGAGTTCATCACCTCGGCGATCCCGTGCCGCATGCTCGGGATGAACGCGGGGCTCATGTCGACCTACATCGAATTCGTGGCTGACCGCCTCCTCGTCCAGCTGGGGTTTGGCAAGGTGTTCGGCGCCGCAAATCCGTTCGGCTTCATGGAGCGCATCTCGCTCCCCAACAAGACCAACTTTTTTGAGGCCCGTGTCAGTGAGTATGCACGCGCTGGAGTCAACACGACGGCCGGCGACGGAGATGATGACAGCGATTTCTAGGCGTTCCCCGTTTAATTCCAAGTCGAGGATGTAACATTCCCAATGTCCAAATTCATGCCCACAGAAGGTCGCTTCCACGACATGTTTTTAAGCTCGGCTCAGGCCCGGCTGACCGTGGCCATGTATGTGATCATCATAGCGGTCATGCTCTTTGGAACGGTCATGGCGCGTTCGGCCGAGCTCGGCGTGATGTCGCTAGCGCTCGTCATCACCATGCTGATGATGTCGTATCAAGTCAACTGTCTGGTGGTCGGCAACTGTCAAGCCTGGGCCTGGTTGCAGGCAGGTGTTTGCGCCGCGAGTATGGGCCTGTGGTTAGTCGGCGTTCTAATCGTGCTGAACCGTGGAGGACCTTTGAAGGAGACTCTCGCAAGGAGTTTCGATGAGCGTTTCCTGAGCGGCGAGAACGGCTCAATGGCCTGGCCCTCCTCGCGCAGGTCGTCATCGCGAAGTTAATCAAAAACGCGCTGCCATTGTGATGGACAACTGACTCTTGGACAGGACTCTGGACCCGTCCACACTGGCGAACGCGACGCCACCCCTTGGCTGCTCGAAGCATAGGACATAACGATCTGTGTTGGACGCGTGCTGGCCGACAACGTGGCCAAGGTCACTGACGGCCAGCACGTTCACGTCACACATCCCCAGCACTGCAGCCGCAGTTACCGCTGTCGGCACCGAGCCTTCGGCGCAGCGGTATGCAACGTCAGCGATCGGCATGGTGGAGCGCTTGAGCTCCTCGCGAACCAGTGGCCAGTTGTTAGCTGGGGCTCCCACCCCCGTGTCGAGGGCCATCAGGTACACCCTTGCGACGATGCGAGCGAACGCCTCCCTGTCCAGTTTTGGGCCACCCAAGTCTTCCACGACCTCCGCAAGGCAATCCATACCCAGCTCCTCGCTCGTCAACAGTTGTAAGTCTGAGGTGGCAGCTCTCCAGGACTTCTGCCCGACCCCGACGCGTGTGAAAACGGTCGCCCGGTCGGCGCGGTTGTTCCACGCACTGCGCAGGTCGGCTATGATGCTGTGGCCGTCGATCAAGGTCCGGAGCATGCAGAGGAACGTCCCGTCACACACACTGCGGTCGTCGGCGACTAGGTCAGCTCGACTTGGCACGCGCTGCTCGTTGATGAGAGCGCGCACTCCCTCCTCAACTGCCTCGAGCTCCGTGAACGCACCCGGCCGCACTGACTCCCGCTTGGCGGTACTGAGTGCGATCGGGTGTTTGGCGATGAGGTGTGTGATCATGAGTTCGCGGATCTTCGCAAGCTCCAAGCTTTGTTCGCTCGCAAAAGGGATCACGTTCCTATGTGCTAGCTTTACGATGAGGCCCGAGTCGGCGACGGGTATGAAGTGCCCTCCCGCTCGCACCGTCACAGAGCCGCCGTGCTGAAGGACCTCGTGATTACGATACCAGCAGGAGCTCTTCTCGAGTCTCTTGAACAGAGCGACCACCTTCTCGAGCGTCCATCGCTCGGATGAGGTCTGGATCACGTTGGCAAACACCATGGGAACCAGCGGGTCGTAGGGTGCAGGGAACAGGTAGGGGACGAACAGGCCAGAAGCTAGCACGCCGACGGCCTCAAAGCCATGGCTGACCACCTGCTTTTCCACTTCCAGGCCTTCACGATCCACAAGCAACCTGATCAGCTCCTCATTGGGGGGCGAGCCCAGGGTGGGGGCTGCGCGTCGGACCCGGGCAGCCAGCTCGCCCAGCCGCGCGAGGGTCTCATCTGACACGTTTGCCAGGGGTTCGTACGTGTCTCCACGCTTGAGGATGACGACGCGCACCGGCAGCCTCGGTAGCGTCGGCCGCAGGCCGATCGCAACCTGACACAGCTTCGCTGTGCTGGGCATGGCGGGACCCTCGTAGGGGCAGTGTAGGCTGACACCGGCGTCTGTGTGCTGCAGCACCACGATCCCGACCTGTAAAGCGGCCTCTAGCAGTGGAGCGATAAAGAGATGGTCGCGCGCGCGGCCCTGGACCATGTAATCCATGATATTAGTGTACCCGTTCCACAACGCAAAGTCCCGTACCTCGTCGGGCTGTCCCACCTGCCTCGCGTATGTGCGCCCGGCGGCGGAGTGCTTGAAGGCGCGGTAGCGCCGTGACACACGGGGGTCGGATGTGTGCTGCGACGGGTCGATGAAGCGCTGAATCAGATGTCCCTGCGCTATTCTGACCACTTGGAGGACGCCCATGCCGGTGACTCGCTCCACGAGCTCACGTCGCTCCATCTGGAGGGCGCAGCACACGGCGTTGGATACGGGATCAGTATCTTGGGCGACGCCCACCCTGACAGCGCTTCCGAACGCCCATGGAGGCAGGCTTGGCGGCAGGGGTCCCCTCACCCCGCACGATAGGGGCTGGGACAGGTCTGCAGAACCCGATCGCGTATTGAAGCTGCACGGAGCTCGGATCTCCAGCGGGCGTCGACGCCAGTCTGGGTGCTTGTAGTGGGAGTTGCCTTCTCCGAATTGGATCGACTCCTCGCTAACGACCCCCGACCGCCGTCGGATCTCGGCGCCACACTGACACCCCCGGTTCTCTGGTCGGTACTGTCTGCGAATCCCCGTTGTCGGACCTCCTCGGGCCGTCGGGGGTCCGCTCCTAGCAGCCATCTGCAATCCGCCGATCAGCCAGAGGATCCTGTCGGCAAAGGCGACGTTGCCGTCGCTGCGTACCGACGCACGCAATCCTTGACTACCCACCTTGAGCACGGCTGTCGCCCCCACCGCATGGAGATCAGCGACGGCGACGGCGGAGGCCTCGGCCTCCCGTGTTCGTGCGTACTCGGAAACCTGGCATCTCGCATCATCGGGAGCGAGCCCGAACTCTTTTGCCAGCCTTCGGCCGAGCTCCGAGAAGCGCCCCTCTTCCAACATGTGGGAATAGCTGTCGAGAAACTGCATATGACTGCTCGTGGCCACAAAGCGCGGCACCCGCTTTAGGTGCACGACCACCGACCCGTCCATTTGCGGCTCCGAGTGCAGCACCGATCCTGCCTCGTGCAACGCCTCCAACAGCTCGCCCTTGGAGAATTTCAGTGAGGAGAACAATACGACCATACTGATTGAGACCGTGGGGTTAGTGTGCTGATCGACACATCGGGTCTTGCGTAGCTTGTGGACCTCGTCTTTGGCAGCGCCTGACGCTCGGCCGGCAGCAGCCAGATTCGGCATTTCCGCCTTGACGGACGTCCGCATGAGTGTATCCTCCACAAGCGTCACACAGGCAACCTCATCAATCCACGTCGTCACGAGGAACGCCACCCCCTTTGATCGCACCAGCCTCTCGGCGGCGGCTTGTGCGTCGGTAATCGACAGCTCGCGGCGCTTGATCGCGCCCTCCGTGACTCGCACCCGACAGGTGTCCAAAGAGCGGATGCCGTACATCGTGCACGCTGGGGACATCGGCGCCGTGCTGAAAATCTTCAGGTCCCTCTCCGTCACGACGCACGGAGACTCGTATACGTACGAGGTGATTTTGCCAACGTAGCCCGCGCGCCCCCCGCCGCACAGCGCTTTCTCTGCCGTTCGTATCAGCGAGGGGTCTGCCGAAGCCGCGGGATCCACACCTACAACGTTTTTCAGGTGTGGATTGAGTTGGAGTAGGACGCTCGTACGCATGACATTCACAACGTTCGTATGCGCGTGCGTCTCGAACAGGTCCGCAAAGGTGTCGGTGTCGACTCGCGCACCCTTGTTGACGGGCTCCCTTCCGGAACCCCCGTTCACTACGAATGGACACCGATCCTGCCCAGAATGGTCCTTCACCCACCAGTACACCCTTGCCCCCAACAGCTGTTGCAGCTTGTAAGTGAACACCTCCAGTGTGTCGTCGGATCGGAGGGGTAGCGCATCGGCCGCAGCTCCGACTGTTTTAACGTTCCCACCCTTGACGGTCGGGAAGTTTTCGACGGTACCGTCCATGACCACCCGTGTCTCCGCTTTGGGGGTGCTCCAGACCCGGACGAGCCAAGGTGAGCGCTCAAACATTGCACACATGGCCGAAAGAAAGGGGCCACACCAAACTTGCTTGAGATGGTTGTGTATATGACATCGAAGGGTGTAGACGGACGGTGTGGACGTGCATTCTGGGCGATCCTCTTTGCAAACGCGATTTTGGCAGCGTCGGCATGCTTTGTCACGACGCCGGATAACGCCAATGTCATCGCAGATATGGCCAAGATCAAGACCAGTAGCGCAGAGGCCTGTTGGGCGTCGTGCTCGACGACGGAGTCGTGTGTGGGTGCCGACTTCCGGCAGAAAACCAGGGACTGTTGGCTCAAGTCTGAACTCTCCGTGACGCCCGTTCGTGTCCCCGGCATCGTCACGCTGACGCCGTGCGTCGACGTGGTCGCGTGCTCGAAAGCTGCGCCCGCCAAAGTAGGCCTGCTTGCTGCCAGAGATAGAGTGGCCATCAGCGCCGATGGGAATTACAGCGACGAGGATGACATCGGGGCGACGCCAATGTCGCTGGCGCTCCTCGTACAGGCTGGCGTCAAACTCGTGTACTACGGCTACCGTTCCCACGTCTGGGAGCCGGAGACGCCGCGCGCGCGCGTCTTGTACAAGGGCAGGTCCCAAGATGTACGCATGTCTGCGGCTGTCATGGAAAGCATCGGAGTTTTCGGTCTGGACAGTGCCCTGTTTGTGGACGAGAAGGCAAGGTTCCTGACAGGCACAGCGGCGCAGCCCGAGCTCGTCGCCGCCATCAACGCGAGCACTCGAGACAGCCGCTTGTGGATCATAGTGGCTGGGCCCATGCTCACGGTCTTCCGCTCCATGCAGGAGGCAGACCGTACGGCGCTCGCCCATGTGAGCCTCGTCTCTCACTCCAAATCCAACAACATACACGCAGAACAGCACCGCGTTGGCGCCCGATGGGAGGACGTCAAGGGCATTGTGATCGAGAACGGTGGCAGCGTGCACTTCGGCGGCATCACCTGTAGCGGATGCATACGCCCCACCGTCAACAAGCCTCGCGACCAGAATAGGCTGCTCAATTTCCGCTCTGCCAAGGACCCAATCAAGGCATGGACGTGGTTGCGCGACAGCTCCGACGAGAGGCTCAACTTCGTGTTTCGTAAGATCGTAGACAGCAACGTCGCGGACGTCAGCGACGCTGGCATGGTATACACGTTCTGACCGGCGACAACGCGGACCCAGACAAGCTCCGTTCATTCCTGAGTGGAGTCCCCTGAACGGTCCCCCCTGAACGGCCCCCACAGTCCCACCACGACCAGCCGCCTCCGTGGGGGTTTCGGACTTTGTGCACAGGCCCGCCGTGTTCGGCGGCATCCGTTTCACGTATGAGTCGCCTGACGCGTCAGGGATGCGCACTTGGCAAGACTGCGTCCGTGAGTGTATTGCAACCTACGGTACGGACTGCTTTTACGTCCAGTTCGACCGCCAGACGGCGGACGGCACCTGCATCATCAGCCGCCCGTGCGGAGGAGGCGGGAGGTGCTCGAGGGTTTCAGACGTTAACAAGTCGGGGTTGGACTACAACCGTGTCAACTGCAAGCGTCCAGAGTACGTCGTCGTCCAGGAACGGACAGACGCGGGCGTGGCCGCTTGCCGCAACGTGTTTTGATTCAATCACCTGGATGACGGGCGTCACACGCGCGGCAGCAGCGTCACAGCGGTTGTGGCCGCGGCAAGGCACCATGCCCACACAGGCAGCGAGGGCCGTCGGCCGCCGCCCTCACTCCACTCGACTATGTCTCCCGAAGGCTGCAGCATGGCGTTCAGGAGCTGCACGATCTCGGCTTGCTCACCTGTGTCGGGCGAGTCGGGGAGGGCGTCGTCCAAGAACAAGGCAGTGAACATAGGCACATGCCGAGACACAGCCCCGGAGCACGCCCGGCCGGCCGGCGAGCGCGCGACGGCATGCTCGGCTCTCCTTCCAGAAGCGGGCTGCACATACATCGGGGTCTGCCTGGTGGCAACAGCCCACGCAGGGACCCGGCTGACAGACGCCTTGACCAGAGGCCGACGGGTCGAGTGGAGGGGGCGCGTCTGCAGACCGGTCGCGCCTCCCGTCGCAGTCGCGACCAGACGACCGCTCAGCTTCCAGACGAACTTCCCGTTGACGACGTGAGGCTTGATGCTGTTGATACGCATCGTGGTGCCCTTGTTCAACAGGTACTCGTACTCCACGTGCGCGCTCTCGTCTCCAATGTATATGCCTTCGGTGTACCCCGACGGCACGACAAGCTGCATCAGCAGACCGTTCTCTTTGACAAACTCGGATGCCACGCTCTCTCTGATGCTGGTGGAGGCGTAGTTTCGGTTGTGCAAGTCGTACGGTAGCGGCAGGCTCAACAAGGTCCCAGGGGTCTCCCATAGCTCGACGTACTGCACAGCCCTCCACACAGTGAAGTCGTCGTCCAGGTGCCCACTCTGTCTGCGCTCCGCAAAGGCCTGCATGAGCGCACGGTCGTGGTCGCCGTAGGTTTGGATGCCGGCGACGGGGCATGCGTGAGGGGCGTCCATGACGCCGTCTCCAGCGTACCACGAGCGCAGCAGCTTCAGGCTGAAGTTTGTGGAGCACGTGCACCACAGTGAGATGGCTGCCAAGTGCCGACGGCACACCTCCCTATGCGCGGGGAACTGGTCGAACGATGCGATTGTCGGGACGGCTGTCATAGGGCCCACGATGCGCACCACCTGTGTGGCCGCACGCATCCAGACGTCCCGCACTGCCCTCTGCTGCTGGGTGACATTGGGCAGGAGTTTCAACCACATGACGGTGTCGCAGGCCTCGACTTCAGTCCGAAGAGTGGACGCGCCGACCATGCGGCCCACTTGGCGCGCGTAGTCGAGGTCGTGTGCCCTGCCGGTGTACAGGGTGACGAGCGTCCACAAGAAGGACACCAGCGGCATGCAGTTCAAACGGTGCTCCGTCTGTGTCGACGCCGCCAACACACAGACCTTGGACCGGGACCTGGACCCGTCGACTCCAATGTGGACTTCGAGGCCCGGGTCGGCGCTGCACAGGGCCCGCAGCTGCTGGAATGTCTCGCCGTAGTCCACGTGGTCTGTGACGGCGTCCCACGTCAGATCGTGAGAGCGGTCGGCGGCGCGCTCTATGCAGTCGACGACAAGCAGCGGTGCCGTGGGCTGCCCGTGCACCCGCGCCCACCGGTGCGCGAGGATCAGGCCGGGGACCGAGAACTCTTCACTCGGACGAAAGGCCGCGGCAATCTCGAGCGCAATCGGCTGTACGTCCGCCGTTTTGTAGAAGAGCGCAACATCGGACGCGCCTGTGATTGTGTCGACATCGGTGGTGGTGATGGTCGTCCTGGTGCAGAGCGCACCCGTGCGCGCGGCAAACTTGTAGGCGAGGTTTTCATCACGCTCCCACACTCCCGACAGGACCCCGACCACACTGTCCTGTAGCCCAACAGGCAGCGCAACCTCTTCGTTGAGGTCGACTTTGACAGACATTTCCCATTTCTCCGCCGCAACCTTGGCGACGTACTTGAAGCTGCAGGCGACCTCCATGCCCCCGCCGCGTCGCGTGTACTGTGTCCCCATCAGGCCGGCGGTGAGGCGCGCGGACCCCGAGGACCCGGCAGATATGATCTCTTCGAACGGACCATGCGACCTCGCAAAGTTATGGATCCAGGCCACCGCCGAGGCGGGGTCCGCGCGCCCCCCCACTTCGATGTTGATCAGCAACAGTCGACGGCCATCGATGCTGGCGGAGACGGCCTGTACGTGGCCCACGCCGTCAAATGCGGCGTTGCCTTGGCTATGAACTACGAAGCGGTGGCTTGACTCCACTAGCAGGGCACAAGGGCTTCCTCCGTTGTCGCTGCCCATCACATTGTACCGGTCGCCCGGGCCCGCAATTGTGTTGACGCAACCCCAGTCGCCCCTGAGGCCGACCACCGCAACGATGGCAGACAGCGACTCATGGCATTGATCCCGAGCCCGCACGTCCAGCACCGTGACTTGCAGAGCGTCCAAGCCCTCGAGGCTGCCCGTGTTTTCATGAGCGAAGTCGGTCTGCGCCACTGCCGACGCCCCGGGCAGCCCCATGTCCGCGAGCACCGCGAGGTACTCGCGCATGACTAGGAGGGAACCCTCCTCATCACCATTCTGCAAACAGGCCGCCGCCAGGAGCATGGGGTGGCTCCTCTGCCGCCGGTCCCGCGGGCTGCCAAGCATTGACGTCTCGTTCCTACTGCGGCATAGAGCTGCCAGCCGCACACAGCCTGCCCGCGCCTTCGCGCTCGCAAACTCACTATCCTTCGCCACTTTTTGCAAGTACTCCAGCCCGTAGTCCAGGACCTCTTTGTGCTTCCTGACCAGCTGTTCCGTTGCCAAGAGCATGGCAACGCCGTGATCGTACGGAGAGTTGCGCAAGGTCACAAACACGGAGGGCGAGTTGCCGTTGCAATCGGTTGTCTCCAAAGCGTCGTAGGTCACGGCAAGCTCGGTGATGGTCGTAGCCTGCTCGTATGCATTCATGGCGTTGTCGCAGACCATCCTCGCGACGGCGTTGTCCATATCCTCCATCGCATATACATCGACACGGACGTGTGACTCCTCCCCATGAATCCAAGTGTCGAGGCGCTCGCGGATTTTTTTGCACTGTATATTTTTGCCTTGAAAGATCCACTCCCAATTATGCTGTGCAGCGACAGACACATCATCGTACACCCGTTTCGCTACGGGTCTCTCCAACGGCTGTCCCATTCAGCAGGTTACAGGGGGCACGGAAAGACTGATGGGGCGCAATGCCTTGCAATTACATGGTGCTGTATATTTGTCACATTTGTCAGCACGTGTAGACACATTTGTCACACTTTGTCAGCACGTGAGCAAGCGCCCAACAGATGCCACTTGCCTTTGCACACTTTCGCGAAAGTGCTCACCACACAGGAGGCGGGCGGCGTTCCTGTTTGAGTCCCGCCACGGAGGTCGTCTGACCGTGCTCCATGACCGCACGAGGTGTCTTGATGTCCGCCATGTAGTATGTGAACATCCCCGCCTCCGCCACGATCCGCGGCACCGCAAAGTCCAGCACCCGCGCGTTCAGGCTCCGCACCTGCCCCACGATGTCGGTAGGGAGGTTGCGACAGTAGTCCGTGTAGACCGAACGCATGATGGCCTCTAGCGCCTCGTCGGACTGGCGCCCGATCACGGTCATGTTCCCGCTGTCAACATAGACTCTGTAGCGGATCCCTTGCTGCAAGGCGTTCAGGTTGTAGTCGCTGAAGAAGAGCTGAGCGACGCGCGTCATCTCTGCACGCGGACCCAGCGCTTCTGTGGGTTTCAGAGGGCCTCGGCTGTGACTAGCAAACATGCTGAAGGACCCAGTCATCTGCAGAGACACTTTTCGAAAAGGCACCAGAGCTCCCGGGGCCCGAACCTGAACCAAGTTGTCGCGGTACAAAAAAAGGGGGCATGTTCTTGCAAATGAGCGCCAAACCTGGGAGCTACTTCGCGTGCATCCTGTTCTCACTGACCCTGCTCGTGATCCTAGTGGCTTTGGTGACAGTGGTGATTGCCAACGCCAAGCTGCGTGTGAGTATGGCCGTCTTCACCATCGCCTTCTCCGTGGGCTGTGTGGTCATATTGACCCAGCTCTTTGCACGCGTCCTTGCGGCAGAGCGTTTGGCATCGCGCGATCCGGACGCCAACAGCACAGTGGCGCTGAGATTGTGCCCGGATACTCACGTGCTGGGCGAGGGGGACATATGCAAAGTCGACCCGTCCACCAAGCTGACCATCACGCATAAGACCGACACCTCCTACACGACACCCATCCAACACACGTGTGTGGCCCCGTCCATGTCGACAGAAATCAAGGCGCAATGGACGCTTCCCGAGTTGAAACAGGAGTGCGCCAAGCCGAGCGCGGACTATCTAGCCCACCCCTACTCGGCGCTGTCGCCGTACTGTGGATCGCGGCCCTGACGCCTGACTGCCATACGGACGCCCGTGCATGCGAGCTCTTGTTGCAGCACCGTCAGCGCCCGCGGGACCTTGTGGACGGCCGTCTCCGGGGAGTGGACGTCGTGTGGTAGAGGCACCGTCCCGAACTCGGCGTGCCGGGCCTGAAGGTCTCCATCCACAAAGGCCGATACAGTTCCGTCGGACCGCTCTGTCATGGACTCCTTGAGGAAAGACGCTGATCCGCTGGCGAGGAGGGTGTCACGTTCAGGCTCGCCAATCCGCGCCCCTCGAACGGGCTGGCCAGTCAAATCCACTCTGCCCACAAGCGTCGCCATTAGCTTGTCAACGGCCATCTCGTACAGACGCATGCAGTAGGTGGGGCACATGGAGATGGGGTCTGACATCTGGTCGCCACGCGCGGGGTTGTACATGATCTCCGCACCGTGACGGTCTTTGCCCACCGCTTCCAGGCGCAACCCAAACTCTTGGTGCCTGTCCTCGCCTGTCAACGGCGTTGCGTCCACGAACGCCCCGTCGTAGCACCCTGCCTTGGCTCCCATGGCCTCCATTAACCCCGCGACCGTCACGTGCGACGGGTTGACGACAATGTCGGGGACCGTGCCGTCCGCAAGGAAGGGCATGTCCTCTTGTCGGACCAATTGAGCGACCACCGTCCGCCGACCGTGACGTGCAGCAAAAGCGTCTCCCACAGATGGTGTGCGCTCCTGGCGCACCCTGACCTTGATCCGACGCCCCTGTCCCGAAGGGTGTGGGTACACGAGGACACGGTCCACGACCCCTCGCAACGCGCCGTCCGCGACGAAGCTCGCGTCCTGCTCTGGGAAGCCCCGACCGCCGACGATTCTACCGACGATGGCCACCCACGGTTCCACACGTGCCCCGATCACCGGAAGCCCGTCGGCGTTCAAACTGTCGTAGGCCACACCTTTTTGGAGTTCGGCCAGGCGCCCGACCGGGTTGCAGAAATGCCCGTCTTCTCCCTCGTCAAAGACCAGTGTGCGGAAGTGCGTCGTGTGACAGAGCCCCCGTTCGACGGACGACGCGTTCATGAGGATCGCTGCCCCTGTGTTGTAGCCGGAGAGGGCCGCAATCGCGACGATCGCGTTGCAACCGTACGCCAGAGTGTCCGTGCCAAAGTATGACCCGTACCTGGTCTCCACCATTGGCCTTTCGCATGCATCCATCAAGTGCGAGCAGGCGTCGGCGCGCGAGTTGAAGCTGGTAGAGTAGAGGCTAGCACACGACCGCACGTGTTCGCACGCCGCAGAGTTGTGCTCTGCCAGATTGTGGTGCAAGAAGGGGGTCAGCAGTGGCAGCGGGGACATGATCGTGGAGGGATGGATCTCACAGTGCGTATGGTGCTCCGTCACAGCCTCCGGCGACATTGCGACGTAGGTATCTCCGGCTTCTGCACAGTCCACGTACTCAATTGGCGCGCCGTGCCCCAGCTCAATTGGCGCGCGCACGTATGTGTTCCCTCGCACAGTTGGCAGCAGCTCGGCCCACGATCCGTTGGTCGGTACCTCCGCTCCAGCTATTAGTAGCGGGCGGGTCAGACGCCCCGCATCGCACGCGACCTCCACTTGAGCGCTCCCGGGGCGCCAAGCTATGGACAAGTCTCCGTGGAGGTAGCCGTTGCGCCTCAGAGTGCGCACCGCAATCGTGAACGCTCGAGGATGGGTCACTGTACCAACGAGCGTCCCGTTCAGACTGACCGGGGTGCCTATGGTAGCGCCGGGTACGGTCCCCAAGTCGATCAGAGCGGCCACGACAGAGTCCTTGCACAACTCTGTCGTGGCGCGCGCCAGCAAGGCAAACTGTTTGGAGATGCCGAGCCGAGCCTCTACTGGGCAGATCACGCCCCAGTGCGAGCCGTGCAGCGACGGCGCTGTGGTCTCAACCATCGACAGGCACGACATGGCGCCGTGCATGGTGTGCCTAGGTAGCTCGTGCTTCAGACCACGTCGCATACCTTCGGTGATCGAGTCTGAAGTCAGGAGATCAGCCACAGTACCGTGGCTGCCGGACTTGACGGAGTCTCGGAGCGCGGCGTAGTGGTCGCAAAGCATGCGTCCGAACCTGACGCCACTCGTGTCCACGCGCTTGTTGACCAAAGAGCCCTCGTCCGTGACGGGGTCCGTGCCGTGGATCGCTCGCAGCAATTCAGCGGTCACACTCGCCAGGTAACCGGGTTTATCGGCCACAGGTAGGTTCAGACGGACCAGCCGCACCACGTCGGCCTTTCGTATTCCCAGGACGCGCGCTGCATACTTGAACGCCGCCGCGAAGGTATACCCGATCGAAGACGCTTGCAAGACGCTCGGTCGCACGCCGTCATCCAGGGTATCCTGTTGGACAGCGTCCGTTCGGATTGCTTGCATGATGCTCGAGTCCGTCTCCAACCCGACGAGTCGGAAGAGTATGAAGAGGGGGAGTCCCAATGCACGCAATTCTCCAGTCTTCCGCACGCGTGATACCTCGAGCGTGTTCAGCCTGCAGCGCCAGTCGTGGACTGGGTCTGCGGGCGTACGAGTCGCCCACGGTCGATCCTTGACGGCGCGCTCTTCTGCGGGCAGGAATTTCTCTTTACCGTCAACGATGAAGTAGCCCCCCTCGTCGTACGGACACTCTCCGAGGGCGACGAGACGATCATCCGAGAGGCCGTGCAGCCGACATACGCACGAGTGGAGCATGATGGGTATCTCGCCCAAAACCACCCCTTCTAGTATTGTATCTTCAGCGCCGTCGGCAACGGCGACGGTCGCCACGAGCGTGGCGCTGTAGCTCAAGTCGTAGAGGCGCGCGTGATTGGGAAGCATGTCGTGCCCAGTGTCGAGCTTGGGGTGCACAAGCTGGAATGAGTCGCCCCTACGCCCCCCTATGAAAAGGTCCACTTTCTCGTTAGAACCTGTTAGGGACACCGAGAAAGGATTCATGTCCATGATGAGCCGCGCCACCCCTTGTAGGATGAACTCGTCGTACCCGTCCAAAGCAAACCGCGCCCGAGGATACCGGGTGTCCTTAAAGTAGGCGTCCAGGATCCGCCATCCCACGCCGGCGCTCATGCTCTTGTACGATCTGCCGAGAAGGTTTGCGGTGTCAAGGCGCACCGTCAACAATTTCAGCCCCGACGCCAGCAGCAGCGCCCCTTAAGAATGGCAAGGCGCTGCTGCGTATCGAACACGAACCTCGATTAATGTCCTTCATGCACCATGGACCCCACCAATAGATCCATGTCTACGACGCAACTCCTTCATGACATGGCAAACATCCTGATCATCTCATCCGACCTGAAGTCCTTCGCCTCGTTTGCAAAGGCGTACCTCTACCTACACGAGATCGGTCCGGATGAGACATGGCAGACAGTCGTCTCACATGGGGTCCATGGTCCCGTGGCTGCCAAGCTCGCCGCTCAAGACGATCGTATCGGGCAACTGATCAAGTTGCTGCATGACTTCTTGGAGGCGAGGAAGTCGAACAAGGTCGTCAAGGAAGAAGAATTTGACTGTGGGCCAACATTGATGGATCGCTTCGCATAATTTAAATCTGAAATCTTCTTTTTTTCATGTTCGAACTGGAGACAAGGCACTACTTGATTTTGGCGATCACCTCGCGCAAAGCGTGTGCGATGTTTTCAAGCTCAATCACACTTTTGGAAGCTGGTGGCGGGACCTCAGGTAGCTCAGGTACCGCTTCTGCCCATGCACCCACCGTTGCGGACAGAGCGTGGTGCATATCGCTGACTGCGACCTTCCAACCAGGCACGGGGGTCTCCGTCGCCAAGCGCGCCTTACGCACAGTGCCCTTTATGTCATGCCGCAGCCGTAACAGAGCAGACGCCACAGCCGGTACAGCCACGATCTCGCCGACTCCTCCGCCGTCCACACGGGACCCATCCACATGGTATCTGCAAGACGGCGGTATCAGTGTCACGGAGTCCGATTTGAGGTTGTCGAGATGACCTCCCACAGCGCTTGCCACGACGGGACGCCCCACGGACACGTGTTCGACCGCGCACAGCCCGTACCCCTCGCCATCGCCCACCGACAGGCCCACATCGGCGGCGTTGTACAGCGCGTTGACGTGAAAGTCCGACAAAGTGTGACCTGATGCGACCGGAACGATGTGCTTCATACCCGCCTGCACGTCGACACCCGCATCCTTCAATTCCATCGCGTACACGTGCAGCAGGTCCCATGCACCTGTCAAGTTGGCGTTGATGACTAGCTTCGGAAAGGGGCCTCCGTTAGACATGAAGTCTGCGACGACAAGCGCCCATGCGCCCATACACACGTCCCAGCGCTTGCGCGTGATGTTGGTGTTCATGTTGAGCACAATGAAGTCGTCTTCGTTGAGGCTGAAGATGGCACGTGCCAACTTCTTTGGAATCGGGTAGATGATGTCCCGGTCCACCCCGTGACCGGCATGGTAGACGGGGACCGTGACACCTTGATCCACGAGGTGGGCTGCCCAGCGCGGCGAGTAACCTACCACCGAGACACAGCGATTCAGTACAGATACACACGCCGGTCGAATACCTCTGTACACAAGATCAATGTACGCCATGACTGGAACACCAGTCGAGCCTCCTTGCAGAGCATCCACCACACGGGCCACAATGTTGATGTCATTGTGGACCAACACGATGTCCGGACGGTGCTCGGCGACCACGCCACGTAGGTGTGAGAACCCGAAACCCTGACCCTTGCCACTGTCCATCTTGAACGCGTCCAGGACGGTGACACCAGGAACCCCGACCAACGAGCTACGGTGACCCCGATGGTCGTCCACGACCTTGGTGCGACTGAACCCGAACACTGTGACATGGACACCGTGGTCCAGAGCGAGACCTCGCGCCATCGCATGCACGACTCTGGCGTACCCGTTACAATTTTCAGGATGGCTCGCACAAAAGAGGACACGCATCCCCCTCGCTCGTGCAAATCTAGTGTGGAAACAATGCATCCATTGCTTGCGCACCCCGCATCCTGTACAGCCAAAGGGCTCTTCAATCCGCTTCGGCGCACGTGAGGGCGCCCCAAGCGTACAAGCACGCGTCGATCTCGGCCTCCCGCCTCGTGGTTCCCATGGCCTCGGCGACAAGCCGGTCGCGCAGGTAGACCTTCGCCGTGAAGACGTTGTCGGAGCCAGAGTCGTCGACGGTGATAGTTGGTAGCTCGCCCCACCGACCGCGACAGTACTGCATCAGACGGTCCTTGCTGCAGTGTAGCTTCTGGATGTAGTCCACGATGTCGATGTGTTGCTCCATCGCGTTAACGAACCACTTCCGAGCGGCATCGAAGCCCAGGTTCACGAACACGGCCCCGACGAACGCTTCCATGACATCCTCTTGAACGTTGACACGGCTTCTGGCAGCCTCGTTGGCGACCGGCAGCATCAGCCAGCTCGGCAGACCCACCGCGACAGAGATGCGTGCCAGTGTGTGGCCGCTGACGAGGTGCGACCTGAGCCGGGTCAGGAAAGCCTCATCTTGATCCGTGTAACGCTTGTGACAGTAGTCCGACACCACGAGCGCGACGACCGAGTCGCCCAGGAACTCCAGCCGTTCATTTGTTTCCACACCCATCGTCTTCTGGCGCATGGCCCGTCGATAGATCGACGCGTCCAAACAGGTCGCCGTCACCCCGTAGCGTTCGAGCAACGCCACCACATCGCGCTCGTTCAAGTTGCGGTTGTTGCGATTCATCTTCTCCGGATACGTATTGCAACTGCTCGCGCGGCTTAAGGGGGCTACAACTCCTCGATCGTTTAATCGTTCTAGAAAAGCTCATTCGGTGAGATTGGTATAAGCAGCTGTGATGCCTGTGTGGTCGTAAAGCAGCAACCATGGTATGTGACACAATCATCCACATCGCCGACCTCCACCTGCGCCGAGGCGCGGCTCGTTTCATCGTCTACCGCCAGACCATCGACAACCTGCTCGCAGCAATTGACGGTGTCTCGGGCGACAAGATCATCGCTGTCTGTGGGGATATCTTTCACGACCGACACGTTTTGGATGCGTACATCGTACAGCTGTTTGCCCGCCTCATGAGGGGCCTCGTGACACGCGGGAAGGTGATCTTCCTGGCTGGCAACCACGACATGCACCCCCAACACGCTGACACGGACGCACCCTACGATGTGCTGGGGGCATTGCTGACCCTTTTCGGGATGGAAGAGGCCGTTCTGTATGTGTCCGAGACGGGACACCACGTCGTGGGAGGTGTGGGTGTGGGTGTCGTGACGGTCCACGATGTATCGGCTGAGGGTGACGTGCGCTCAAACCACCTGAAGTCCGTCCTGCCACCTTTCCCCCTGCCCGACACAGGCTGCAAGATCAACGTCGCGCTCTACCACGGCACGCTGACGAGCTGCCGTTCCCGCGCAGGCTCTCACATCGAACAGCATGGAGTGGCATTGGACTGGTTTGCCGGCTACGACGCCGCTCTCCTCGGGGACATACATCTACAGCAGGTTGGCAACCACGTTGTCGACGAGGGGGGTGTCATGCGCTTCGAGCGTGGCCGCACCGCCTGGGCGTACCCTGGGTCGCTCGTGCAGCAGGACCATGGTGAGCAGCTCTGGGGGCACGGGATGGTGGTATGGGACCTGGTGGAGCGCTCCATCACCCCGATTCATGTCAAGTGCCCGCACGGCTACCTTACAGTTGACAAGGACACCGTGCTGTACGACATGCGATGGACACCCCTACAGAAACACCTTGCCGACCCGGACTTTCCATCGTCAGTGTGTGTGCGGGCTGTGGGCGATGCAGACCCCACGGCCGCAGTGGACGCCTTGATTGCGAAGGGGGTGCTTGTGGAATCGGTGGCGGGTGCTCGGCGGGTGCCCTCCTCGCCGTCCGGAGGGCGCAAGGCTCTGGAAGGGTGCGAGGCGGCTTTGGAAGGGCGTGGGGCTCTGGAATCGACGGGGCTGGATGTGGAAGCGGTCGTGCGCACTGCCTCCTTCCCGACCTTTGAGAACGCTCAGCTTGACTCCTTGGCGAGGGATCGCTCCGCCAAGCTCGACAAACTTCTCACGCGTTTCAGAGATGTCAAAGGCACCACGGGGGTACGCCTAGAGGTCGGCCTGCTGAGCTGGAGCTGGATCCTGTCGTTCCCTGCGGATAACAGCACACGCATGTTCGGAGACCCGGGCGTGACGGTGCTACACGCTCCAAACGGTGCGGGCAAGACCGCTCTGCTTGAAACCCTCTACATCGCAATGTATGGAGAGGGTTTCCCGTCGCGCAGTCCCAAGGAGGATGCGACCTCTTTCATCAACGACCGCAAACCCAAGGACGCGCTCGCTAGCACTGCCCTCGAGTTTCGTCTGGGGGGAGACGCCTACATGGTGGTGCGCAGGTGGCAGAACTTGAACGGTAAGGGGGTCTGCAAGGCAGCGATCCTCAAGAGGGTGTCTGTGGGCGGGCGCGTCGTGGATCTCCACAAGGGGAAGCTGGAGGTTGACAAGTGGATTGCCGCCAACGTGTGCACACAGGCCGATTTCCTGGCAGGCGTCTTGCTGTCCCAAGCACAAGACGGCGATTTCCTCGGCATGACCCCGAAGGAGCAGGGCGCGATCATGAACAGAGCCTTCGGCCTTGACGCCATCGACGCCCTCTACGACTTCCTGCATGAGGCCAGGAACTCCATGCTCTACGTCCTGAATCAGGTCCCTGAATTCTCCTCCACGGCATCGCTGGGAACGGAGTCGAGGGCCTTGCGCGATGCGTGCGACATTGCACGACGCCAGGACGCTGAGGCACGCCGAGGGCTCGAGATGCTGCCGCCTCCGGCCGCGTCCCCACAACCCTGTGAGATTGCCGCCGCCAAAGCTCTGATCCTCGAGATGGGGTCCGAAGACATAGAGACGAGGCTTGCAACAGTCTCCTCCAAGCTAGCCCGAGTCGCACACATTCAACTCCCACGCAAGTACGCGGCGGACGTGGCGGAGTATGAGGGCTCCTTTGAGGACGCGAAGAGGGAGGTGGACGCGGCTGTGCGGTTCGAGAGCGAATGCGCTCGCCACGAGTGGACGTTCAAAGAGCTATGGGGCACGGCGGACGAGGACTCGCGCCTCGCTGTCCGCGCGGACCTGGCCGCAGTTCAGCGGGGAGCCGACGAGAGTGCTCGCACCGTACAGATCGCTAAGAGGACCTTGGAAGCCACGGATACCGACCTAACCCGCACACATCTGGAGGCAGTAAGCTTGAAGGAGGAGGTCGAACGAGCGGGCAGGTACGAACGCGTTCGGGGCGCGCGCTCGTTGAACGCGGCGGCCGAGCGCGCCCGACCCGCTTGGTCCGCCAACACGAGAGCGGTCCAGCGTCTGACCGTCCTAATGGAATACATCATGACACCGGGCGCTCCTCTGTTGCCATCTGTGGCGGCAATGGTGCAGGCCTTGGGGGGATTGGAGGATCGCCCCATCCTGCTGCTGCCCACGTTCGATGCCTGTCTGGAAGCGCTGGGCTCCCAGGCTCCGAAGGTTGAGGTCACGGTACGACAAGCCCCTCCCAAGTACGGCGAAAGCGAGGCTGTCTCCTTGCTGATGGGCGCGGTCTGCCGGGAGGCGGATTTGGAGGGGCGTCGGGAGCACCACGCTGTGTCACTTGCACGCGCGCGCGACGCTGCGAGCATGTCTGCCAGGGGGTTGAAGGAAGCGCTACATGAGGACGCCAAGCATGGTACGCACCGCCGGCGCAGCGAAGCGTTTGCGAGCATGAAGTCCGCGCGCCAGGGCTTCACGGCACAGACTGACGCAGCCATCGGTAAGTTCCGCAAGGAGCGTTCTCGCCTGGAAGACAAGGTAAAGCTTCTACGCGAGGTCCAGCACGCACAGCGCCTGCTCGCCTCTGTGGCCACTGAGGCTCGGCGCTCGGACCTGAAAGCGGCGATTGAAGACGCGAATCTGATGGAGATCACCAAGCTGTTGGGGCGCGCAGAGGCAGTGGAGGAGTGGACAAAAGATGAAGGGGCTATCGCCGAGTGTAGGCGACGGCTGGGAGTAGTCATGCATGCTCTGGCGACGCTGACAGAGCTGAAAGCTACGACGTACGCCGAGTCCATCCTGCCTCGCCTGTGCGAGGAGGTGAACGCTCTCATCGCGTCTGTGGACCCATCCCTCGGGGTGCGAGCCGTCACAACCGACGGGGGCGGAGTCAAATGGTACGCGACGGTGTTCGGTCAGAGTGTACGCATCCGCCGAGCCAGCGGCTTCCAGAGAGACATGATCGCGCTGGGCGTGCGGATCGTGCTGGGTCAGATGATCCGACCCTGCGGCTGTGTGCTGATCGACGAGGGCTTCACATCTTGCGATGGAGCACACATTGCCAAGATCCCAGCCTTCTTGAAGGGTATGATCTCATCGGGGCGACTGGACACCGTGGTGATTGTCACACACATCTCGACGCTACAGGACGGCGTCGACCACAGTGTCGGGCTGCGAAAAGGCGCTCAGGTGTGCCTGTGATAACTCAAGAGTTGAAATACAAATGCGTATTTGGCTTCTTGGCAACGGCCTTCTTGGCAGCGGGCTTCGCAGCGGCCTTCTTGGCAGCAGGCTTCGCAGCGGGCTTCGCAACGGCCTTCTTGGCAGCGGGCTTCTTGGCAGCGGGCTTTGCGCCTGAGGGCTTGGCTACCTTCTTAGCTTTGGCTGGAGCGCCTTCCTTGGTGACCTTTGGCGACTTGGCCACCTTGACCAAGCGCCAATAGTGCGTACCTGTGGTGGTCTTTTTGGCAACCACATAGTCCTTGTTGTCAGTCCCCTTCATCTTGAAACCGACCTTTGCGTGGCGTGCGCAGTAACCCTTTGCCTTGGGCGAAGTCACGGTCGGTGCCATCGGATAGAACTTGGGCTTTGCGCCGACCTTTGCATTCGTGCATTCGATCTTGGGGTGCTTCACTTTTGGCGCCATATGCATAGACTATCCCGAAAAAAGATAATTAATTGCGTGCAATCTCCGCAGCTGAGGTGCGTTAATTTAGGCCCTCAAAGATTCCACGCCTTGGGCAGGAAGTAGCATGCCCCGACTTGTGATCGACAGCGCGTCCCGGAACCCCTCCCTGTATCCGAACGCCGACTGCTACGAGGTCGATCTACCCACCACACTGACAGACGTGACGACAATGACGCTGCTGAAGTCGGACGTCCCCTTTTCAGACACGTTGATCGGGCTCGGTCAGGACAGGGTGGTCTTGGACAGCGCGGACGGAGTGCGTGAGATCGAGCTGTCGCACGGGGACTACGACGGGGCTGCGTCCTTGGCCGCGACTCTACAGGCCGCGCTGGACTCGCAGTACCCATCGGCCATGATCACCGTCAGCGTCAGCGGAGATAGTCTACAGTTGAAGTCTACCGCACCGTTCACAGTGTCCGATTCGGACACGGTTCTGACAGACGTCGTGGGCAGACCCTTACCGACCAGTGTCGCCAACACTGCGGCAAGGGTCCTGGGCCTCGCAACTCGGACAGTGGTGCGCTCGGAATGGGACGGCAGCGCTTACGCGGTCACGTTCCCTTACCCTGTCTCGTTGGTCAACGAGCGGTATCTGGTGCTCAAGATGGGCGGAGGAGAGGGGGTATACTCGTCGGCGGAGCACGTCGACGGAGCGCTCGGCATCTTGGACCCCGGACTACATGCAATCAAGGAGCCGTGCACGGTGCACTTAAACCCGAGGCGCACGCTGCGAAAGTTACGCTTCACAATCACGCGCCCGAATGGGTCGCGCTACAACTTCCGCGGGCGAGACCACAGACTGGAGATCCAAGTGACCTGTGCGTAAGGCTCGTTGAAAACCTTGAACCCCCATTGCAGAAATGTCTGCAATCCTTGCACTCACGACTCTTGTCTTGATGACGACTCAGTCGGTCAACGCTCGTCTGGGAGAGATCTTCGAGACTGTGAGATGCGATGTGTTGAAGAACGTGTCTGAGGACCCCATCGTAAGTCCTGGAGTTCCCAGTGCACACCTCCATACGGTGTTTGGCGCCAAGACATTCAGCGACACTGTCTCCGTGGCCGACCTCCAACCATCAGTCGCGTCCACTTGCGACGTGTCGATGGATCGCTCCATGTACTGGATGCCCTCGCTCATGTACAAGGGTGAAGCGTTGCCCGCCACACTCCGGGTGTATCTAGCCCACGACACCAAGGGCGACGTGGAACCCTTCCCGTTGGGGCTGCGAGTCAAAATTCAAGATTCCAGATACCTGGAATGGTTCTGCATCGCTGACAAGGATGGTGGGCAGCGCGAGGAGCAGGTTGCAGCAAATGGGTTCCCTGGTCTGACAACACCCTTGGGGAGTCCGTGCGTCCGATGGCAGGCAAGGCAACAGTTTCCATCGTGTTGGGACGGTGTTCGCTTGGATTCAGACACGCATAGGCACCATCTAGCATACTCTGTGGACCGCGTGTGCCCGCCGACCCACCCTCGCCCGCTCCCCGAACTCCGCTTCGTCGTCACATATATGCTTCCGGATGCTCCCATTACGGACGATCTGGCCCTCTCGGACCTCACGGACCACAACGGCGAGACCATCCATTTCGACTTCATCTCAGGTTGGGATGAGGAAAGCCTACGCAAGAGCTTGCGGTGAACGCACCCTAAGCGCGGGAGTGGTGACAGTGGGAAACATCGAGCCACGATGAGCAAGCACACACTGGACGTCGAGCACCACACTCGCCTTGCGTATCTGGCGAGCGCACAAGTGTCGGTGGCGGAACTAGCGAGCGACCTTGATCGGGCCACGTCGTGCGGCCAGTCTGATTGCTCCATCGGCCTCCTGAAGCAAAGGTACAAGGCGGACTGTCTGCAGAGGTCACATGCAGCGTGCACCGAGAAGGCAGATCCATTGAAGTACCACCTAGATGTCGGTTCTATACTGATGCGGTACTACGACATCGCTGAGGGTGCGGCTCAAGAAGGCGCAGTTGCCGCTGAGGAGCCCGAAAACTCGATCCTAATGTACTTCCAGCCGAAGCCCACGTCACTCCCACAGAACGACAGCGCGTCGACCACCAACGACACGAAAGCCGGCCTGTTGGAGGCCTATATGAGCGCCGTCAACAAGGGTACGGTGGTAGTGCCTGGGGGCAACACATGCACTTCGTGCGGCAGCATCAATACGGTGGTGTACCCCCTTGAGTCCTTGCGAGTCTGTAACGACTGTGACATCTCTGTCAATGTGATCCTCGACACGGACAGGCCGCATGGTAGGGACGGAAAAGACGGGATGTTTGTTTTTAAGCGGACCAGTCACTTGGTGGAGTGGCTGAACGCCAGCTCGGGGCGCGAGAACGCGATCATTCCGCCAGAGGTGTTTGGGACCGTGTTGACGGAGCTGAAGAAGAGGAAGATCACGAACCTGGCGACCGTGACGGCCTCCCAGATCCGCGCCATCCTCAAAAAGCTGCGCCTTAGCAAGTACTACGAGCACACCTCGTACATCATGAGCCAGCTGAACGGCCGGCCGACGACCCGCTTCGACCAGGCGCTCGAAGACAACATCAAGAAGATGTTTGTTCAAATCCAGGCCCCTTTCGTCAAGTTTGCCCCTCAAGAGCGCAAAAACTTCCTGTCATATAGCTACGTTCTACACAAGTTCTGTGAGCTCTTGGGGCGCGACGAGTTCTTAGACCGCTTCCCTCTTCTAAAATCCAGGGACAAGCTGTACGTCCAAGACAAAATCTGGCGTAACATCTG